TTAAAAGCTTGCAGCACCCGGCGGCGTGAGCGCGAATGGCGCGAAAGTTTGCTGGAACTGAGGTTGTGCGCGCGAAGCCACGCATGTGCCGGCATCATTCTCAATCAGCTTGATGATTTGACCCATCGAGCACGTGTGCATGCAGGAATGATGCACCGACAGTACCAATTCCTGCAAAGTAGGATCGCTCTCCAGTCGCAACACTTTTAATCCAATACTTTCACATTGGTCAACTGGGATGTGACGGGCATGGGTTTTATGCGCATCATGATCAGAAAGAGACGCGACAACTCGGTTAGCGCGTTCCTCGCGGTCTGCATCGGATGCGAACATACCTGAGACTAGCCAGCTCTTGACGATTTCTTTGGACATTACGGTCGCGCGGTGGCACGAATCCAGATAGGTTGGATGATACTTCCCGATGATCGTTTGCCAGAGCGGGATGCAGTGCGGATCTTTTTTGATTTCTTCCAACGCGCGCTTGAACTCATCCAAAACGGCGGGCATGGAGACACCACCCAACTGAGGATCAAAAGGTCCAAGGCTGGATTGCTTACCAAGAATAATCTCTTGAGTGCTGCATGCGATCATCGTGCCCGCTGACATCGCCATTTGCGGCACGATTGCCCGAATGTTCACGCCGAACATGGATCGCAAATACGCAACTATGGATTCTGCCGCAGCAATGTCGCCACCTGGCGTATGCAAAACTAAGTCGAGACCTTTGGATCGATCCATCTTGTGGATCGTGGTCATAAATCCATTGGTGTCTTCGTCGCCGATTGCAATTCCGCGAAGATTGGGGTCCACACTAAGGAAGCCCGAGTAGTACACAATGGTATTGCGCTTCGTGTACTCGGCAAGTTTTTTTACATGCCCTCGTCGCACAAGGTCCAGTGCGTTTGGTACGCCCTTGTTCGCGAGCTCTTGGATTTCCGTCAGTATCTCAGACCAGTTTGGCATTAGTGATCAGATCCCTGTGCAGTTGGAATACACAATATTGACGCTGTTATTCGTCAACGTAAAAATCTTGAAAGGCGCAGGCATTGCCTGAGCTGGTGCGGTGCCGTGGACGGCATTTTCTTTCGGTGTGAAGTGCTCTGCATACAACTCGGCGTACGTCTTGCCACTTTGCGCCGGTGTAATGGCAGGTGCAAAGTCGTTGGTTGCGATCATAAAGAAGCCCCTTGGGAGATGTAAAAAAACAAACTGTTGAAGTACGACGAATATTAAAACGATCTAGACCGAATTAGCACACTAATGGTCAAATTATTTGCAAAAACGTGAAACTAAGCAACGAAAAGTGTGCTTTCGATATTGTCTCGTGCTGAATTGTTCCCCAGCGACGTCAACGAAAACCTTCAATTAAACCACAGAACTGACAGCGTAGTCAAAAAACAGTCCCTTTGCCGTTTACAGAATTCTCCTCCCCATATAGCGACAAATTTCTCGGCTACGTTAACTGACGATACACAGAGTCCCAATGAAGAACTGTGCGACACTTAGCTTATGTATGAACGAGTTTTCTCCCCATAACACTATTTAGTCGGCCGGACTATCTTGCCTCGGCGAAGGTAGTGACGTTGAGTCGTCTTTACGTTGCCGTGGCCGAGCAAATCACTCGCAGCTTGTTCGCCGAGCAAGTCGCTCGTGTCGTCAGCAGCCTTCGCACGTAGGTCATAAAAATGGAACGCGCGGATCTCATTCGCCATTTCAGGATGTGCCTCGGCTGCGAGTTTTCGTGCATCATGGAAGTGATTGCGCAGCACCGCCGCCGTCATTCGCTTGCCATTGATATTGGTCAGCAGACCCGCAGTCACTATTTTATGCTTGGCCTTTCTGGCGCGAATGCGCTCCATCAACTCCGCTAATTTTCCCGCGATACGAATCCGCAGCGGCTGCTTGGTTTTCGCCTGTGTAACGATGAGATAACCGTCGACAACGTCATGCTCGGACATGCGCAGCGCGTCCGCCGGCCGCTGCCCAGTCAGGTAGGCGAGATCCATTGCATCGCGTAGAGGCGCGCTGCCCTTGTCATAGACTGCCTTGAACATGGCATCGGTGACATACAGCATTCGCTTGTCCAGAGAGTGGCCCTTAATGCCCTCGCAGGGATTGGGCAGATCCGTATAACCCCAGCCCCGAGCGTGATTCCACATCGTCGAGAAGAGGCGCTTACAGCGGTTCGCAGTTGTAGGGATGCTGGCGCGATCATCCAGAAACATACGAATGTTCATGGGCTTGATTTGGTCAAGCGGTGCGTCTTTAAACGTCTCAATTAGGTGGCGTATGTCGGACCGATAAATCTTTGCGGTATTTTTTGCGAGTTTGGGAACCACCTCGACCAGATAGCGTTTCTCAACATCAGAGAACAGCGTGCCCCTGACTGGCGCGTCCACCACGACGAAATCGGCATACTTGCGTAATGCCAGTATGAAATCGCCGCCGAGCGGGATTTCCTTGCGCTTTCCATCGATAGTGCTGCGAAGGTAGTAGTAGGCCTTACCGCCCCAAACGCGCTTTCGCATGTGGGGCGGTAAATTCAGATTAACGGTTGGCTTTCTGCCCATGACTTACCCTTGGTTGTATCCATAATTTTGTTTGCGTGGCCTCTTTTCGCCCTTCTAAGGCAGCGACGGTAACGACAGGCCGGCCGATTGCATTTACCCAGAAGGCAATGCCCATCAATCGAAGTTGCTCTACCTGTTTCGATTTGATTCGCCGCCCCGTGAGGATCGCGACCTCGTCCAAAGTAAGGAACGTGCTCATTGCGATTCCTTTCTAGTTAGCTTGCATGCATCATCTATTTCGACTCCTAAAGATCTGGCATCGGGTCAAGTGCGCTCCGCCAGTGAAACTGACAGCGCGCGATTTTTCTTAACCTTAATAGTCGGGCCGGTCGTGTGCTGTGCTGGGGAGTCAGCTTTTGTTTTCAGCTTCAAAACGGCGCGCTCCGACGTTGGAGTAGCTTGAGTTGCCGGGGTAACTGGCTCTGATGCTGTAGCCTCGTCCGTTTGGCATTCAGCGACAATGTTTGTTGGCGAGATATCGAGCTGGCGATAGTCCTTTGTTGGATCAAGGCCTTCGAGCTTCGCCAGTGCTTGCAGCGTGTCAACGCCATAGTTGTCTTCGAGACGATCTACCTCCCAATGCTGAACGCTGAGGAACTCCCCAATGAGCAGGTCGAGAACAATCATTTGGATTTGAGCGTATTCAGCTTGATCGATGTACGCGCACACGCCAGCATCGCTGCGGTCTTCGAACGAATATAGGTCGCCAATCAGGTCATCTGGCAGCGCATGCTCACGTACGAGTAGCTTCGCAATTTCACGGAACATCTCCAAGCTAAAGCCGGTATGCGTTGAGCTGCGGATCTCCCGGTATAGTGCTACGCGCTGAGACGTGATTTCTGCCGCAAGCCGTTCCTTGTCAGCCTTCTCCTGCTGCTTCTTTACAGCGGCGGCTGTGGGCTTGCCTGTTGATGGCTCATTGGCGATGCGGGCTTGATGCACACTCTCGGATTCGCATGCCCCGGCCTTCTCCAGCGCGGCTTGAATATCCGCGCGATAGTAAGCTGCTTCCACGCTGCCATCTTCGCGCTTGATGTACTTCGCTGGCGACGGCGTTTCGACTTCGGCCAAGTGCTTCTTGACGGTTCCGGCCATGCCGGTCGCTGGCGATACGCGGTCGAAGGCACTCAAATGGTGGTCTACCGTTACGAGCTCAGCATCGCGGCTCCAGTTTTTGGCGGTAATGTTCTTGGCTTCTTCGCCTTCTAGAACCGGAATGCCGGACTTGTTTGCGACGACGATCACGCGCTGATAGTGTGCAGCCTTCTTTTCGGCAAAGCAGTCTGGATCTGTGCATACGTCTGCACTCTTTGCGTCGGCGTAGATTTCTGGTTGATTGCCGGTTCGCTTCGGGCACTTCACGCAGTTGCCGGCACTCGCCAGCAACTTGGCATCTTTGACGTCAAACGGCGCGTCAACCAATTCGAGCGTATAGCGGCTTGCGATGTGAAGTGCAGCTTGGCGAACGGACATTGGCTCGCCATTGTGCTGCGGCGCCATAATTTCATTGAGTGCCTTGTCTTGCAGGTCCGGCGTCGGTATGCGTGCGATTAGCAAAGCGGTCGAGGCAGGGAAGCGCTTTACATCATCGAGGAACATCTCACGCGCCTTGAGCGACAGCGCGCACAGTTTGAGCCGTGCGTAGACATAGGATCGGCTCTGCTTCACCCTTGCCGCCAACTGATCGGCGTTGTAGCCGTGCTGGAGCATTAACTGCTCAAATCCGATTGCTTCTTCTAACGGGTGAGGGTTCTCGCGTTGGATGTTCTCCAGCAGTTGAATCTCCGCCGCCTGTTTGTCAGTCAAGACACGAATGCTGGCAGGAGCTTTGCTCAGGCCGGCGAGTACGGCTGCGCGGAAGCGGCGCTCGCCAGCGACGATTTCCAGAATTTGCGGCGCGGCGGCGGTTGGTACAACCGGGCGCATGACGATAGGCTGCAAAATGCCAACCTCAGCGATGCTATCGGCCAACTGCTGCAATGCTTCTGGATTGAAGCGCGTGCGGTTGGTGTACGAAATACGCACCAGATAAAGTGGGACGTCGCGATAGCCTTCTGTCAGCAAGTCATCGGCGATGATTGCTTGATCAGCGGGTGCGAGAACTACTGGTGGTGGAAGTGCGACGAGCTTACTCATGTTTTGGCCTATGTTAATCGCGGTCGTTTGCCGCGATGCGTTTGAAATCGATACGTGGTATTAAGCGGCGTGGGCGCTTGCGGGCATAGCTGCTAATTGCGATGCTGAGCGCTGGATGCTGCATAGCGTCTTTGAACGGCTGCTCAATCCGCAGCGCTCGGTGCGCCGCCTCTAGCAGGCCGCTATTTGGCTCGGTTGGGTGGACGGCAATAGAGCAGGGCGTTTCGCCCTGTGCGCTCGCGGCAGCAGCGTAGGCATGAAAGCTACTAGGCGCTTTGGTCAGATATGCCGTGGTTGCGCCAATGGTGCGAACCTTGACGATGAACTCAGTTAGAAGATGCTGATGAACCGCTGCGGCCAGTCGCAAATCATCGGCGGTATCGCCGGGCGTTCCGGCGAATCCAGTGGATGCGAGGAGTTCAATCGCACTGCTTGCGGCCGCGCTTAACTTTGCGAATGAGGCGTCAACTGCGGCCGCGCAGTCGTCAATGGTGCTGGCAGATAAGGTGCGTGGCACGTTCATTTGCGCACCTCGGCCGTCGATGGTGGTGCGGTGTGTGCAGACGTCTGCACGCGTTGCACTGGCGGGTTGAGGTTGCGGGCCTTGATGTAGTCGTGACCTTTCAAGCCCTGAAAGATATCGTTACTTACGGCGACCGTTCGCACCTTGCCAAATAGATCGTCGTCGATTGTGTGAGTGCTGCTCAGGTTTGATACGTTCATTTTCCACTCCGTTGAAAGATGGCGGAGTGAATATTACTAATTGGTAATTTATAAGTCAACACCAAATGGTGATGTTATTGGAAAAAATTACCATCTTGTAAGAGAAGAGGCGAAAAAAATCGGCCGTAGCCGATTGGTGCGTTGCTTTTTGAAAGCAATTGGTTAGTGGTACTCGGTGCCTATGAGATCTAGCGCTCGCGAACTGTGCGTAAAATTTCTTTTGCTAGGGCTTTGATCTCGGAATTCTCTTCTTTGAGCGTCTCCAAGGAAGCCAGCACCGGGGTTTGCGTGAGCCGGGCTAGGATTTCAGCGTTGATAGAACGCTCGTTCAGATCGGCAGCCTTCTTGATCTCCGCGTGTAGTTCCTCGGGTATCCTAAGAGCCGTTTTGATACGAATGGTATTCTGCTTTTTTGCTATGGTCATCGCGCGATTCTCGCGCGTTTGTGTACAATGGTGGAAAAGTGCTGACACTTTGGTGGCACTTTTACCATCCTCCTTACTCTAGTCTCAGCAGCAATAATCCCATCAAAAAGTTGCCCAAAGGATTCAGGTATTCTTTTTGAGATATATTCGCCATTTACAATAAACAACAAGTAACACAATGCCCGGAACGATGACGCCAGAAACACGCCGTTTATTAGATGCCTATTTGGCAATGAACTTGGAGGCTAGGGAGCAGATTTTGAAAGTTGCGGAGGGCATGGCTGCCCGCCACCCAGCAGAGCGCACGGTGGCGTTAAGACTGGTTTCCAATAACGGTGACAAAGCGTTTCTCTGAAACTTCCGCTGCAATAATAATCGAGCTTCGCCCGACATCTGTGGCTTGTCGGTAGTTTGTTAGCAGTTCAAGTTCTGTCATGTCGACATACACGAGAGCTGCTTTTCCCTTTTCAATGTGGGCCAATGGCACGAGATGCGGTGCTGCTATTTGCGCGACTTGTGTCTGCGCTGCTGGCGCAGCAACATGCTCGTCAGATGCTGTGTCGGTTGGTTCTTGTGGCGTGTCCAGCCAGCCGGCGGGCAGGCCGGCCTTCCTTTCCAGATTTCGTGCTTTCTTTTCGCCAAATGACTTCGTGCGAAGTAAGCCCGAGATTTCCCCCTGATTCTCACCGGTCTCATCGATAAATCGCGCTTGCGAATCGTCGTAGCGCTCTTGGATTAGCTGGCGAAGCCTTTGGCGGCGAATGTCCTGTATCTGCATGGCTTGATTGTCCCCGCCGATTACTGTTTAGTAAATAACCAAACGGTATTGACCTAGTCATTACCAATTGGTAATATTTGCAAATGGAAAGCTTACTTAAATTTCTAAATGGCATGGAAAAGGCAGATCGGCTGGCATTCTGCTTGGCCTGCGATACCTCGGAACGCTATCTCAGAAAGGCGATTTCGATCAATCAACAACTGGGCGAAGGCCTGTGCATACGCATAGAGCGTGAATCGCAGCGACAAGTTTGCTGCGAGATGCTTCGTTCTGATGTTGACTGGGCCTATCTCCGTGGCACCTGTGGGTGTTGCTGTGCCTTTCCCAATACCTAGAACTTTACACGTCTGAAACGGTTTCAAAAACCATAATTTTTAGGAATTAGTATGGATCTTCGCAAGGCAGTTGTACGAATGGTGAATGCAGTGAACGGCGGCTGGACTGTGGCTGCTGCGCATTTGGGAATGACGGAAAACGCGCTCCGCAATCGCGTTTACGAGACCAAGGGACAGACGTTATCGACTAATGACAAACTCGCGCTTCAAGACTTATCGGGTACGCGGCATTTTGCCGAAGCGGTGGCGGCGATTAGCAATGGTACGTTTACCCCGTTGCCCGAAGTGGGGCAGCTTGCCAGCGATTCCGTGCAGCAGCAGTTCAATCAAGTTTACGTACAGTTGGGCGAGCACTTTAAGCTGTTCATGGCCGCCATTGATGACGGTGTCATCGATACCGTAGAGCGAGCCGACATTCAAGAGCATGGTGCGGAATTGCATCGAAACGTCGAGCAGTTGCGCGTGCTGATGTTTAGCATGTACTGCCGTGATACCGGTAAGGCCAAGGTCGGCGTTTCTGCGGAGGTGGCTCATGGCTAATCACGAACTGCCTCGCCGCGAGAGCTCGCGGCACGTCGCGTTGCGCGCCCTGCATAACATGGGCGGTGATGGCAAGATTCCAGCTTGGATGCGTGTGCTGAACTGGAAAGGCAAGCAGTTCTTCTTTTATCGCGATGTGGTGGCCGGATTAGAGCGCTGCGGCTTGGTCGAAACGGAGGGCGGTGAATGTAAGGTTACTCCAGCCGGCCGTATCTATTTAGGTGTACCAGTAGATCAGGCTCCCAAGGAACCCGCTATTCCTGTTGGCCCGCGCTATGTGCCGCCGCAACGACCACTCAATCTGAATCGTCATCGCCCAGCTATGCCAACGCGGGACGGCGCATTCGATTTTCGCAGCATCCCGTCGCGCATGGCTAATGAAAGCGTCCCATACAAGGGCGGTGCCGCGCGCTTCCTCTAAAGGCTGATACACCTTATATGAATTACTACCCTCATCACATCGGCGACTTCAACAGCTCGACCCGGCATTTAACGCGCTTAGAGCGCGGTATCTTCCGGGACATGCTGGATCTGTACTACGAGAAGGAAAGCCCGCTGCCCGCAGACCAGCGCACGTTGTTTCGCCGTTTGCTCATCGTGACGCCTGAGGAGATCGAAGCGGCGACGCAGGTGCTCGCAGATTTCTTTGTGCTGACCGATGCCGGTTGGGCTAATGCCCGCTGCGAACAAGAGATCAGTGACTATCGCGCCGGTCAGCGTAACGCGAATGCTGGCGCACGCGCTCGTGCATGGCAGGCCGTCGAGAAACGACTGGCGACTGACATTGCCGGGACTAACTACCTCATGGCCGAGCAGCGGTTGTTGGAGTTCGTGCGTCAGTACGGCGGCTCGCCAGAGACCGATGCGCAGGCTGAACGTATCGCCAGCTTGAAGCAGCCACCCAAAGGCGGTTTTGATTTCGACGCTGCCGGCATCGGCTTTCTTTCGACTGGCAGTTCGGCTGGTGCGCCAGCAGTTGATTCGGAAGCCAATCGCGGATCAATCGCGGATAGTCCTCGGATCAACCGCGATGTATCCGCGCATGAACCGCAGATCAATCGCGGATCAATCGCGGATGATGCGCGGATGCCAATCGCTGATCCCAACCAGAACCATAACCATAACCAGAACCATAACCATAACCAGAACCACTATACCCCCCCAACACAGCCAACACAGATCGGAGACTGCGCACGCGGTGCGGTGGCCTTGAGCGTGGAATTTCGCAAGCATGGGGTGATGACGCAGCCAGCTAACCCGGTCTTGCAGGAAATGGCCTCGCAAGGTGTAACGCCGCAAACCGTGGCCGCTGCCTGTGAGGAAGCCCGCAAGACGAAGCCCGGATCGTTAAACCTCGGCTACGTGAAGGGCATCTTGGAGCGCTGGGCGCGAGAGGCAACGGCCATGAACGTGTCCGGTGCGCGACAACAGGCACGCCATCAGGGAAACAACTTGACCGCCACGCGCATGGCGACCATTGCAGGATTGACCGGAGGAGCAACGCATGTTGCAGCAGACAACATCATCGACATTACCCCATCAGCCGATACCGCTCAGTTGGGTTGAATCGCTCTTCAAACGGATGTTGTTTTCGTATGGAACGCGCTTCGCGGATCTTTGGGCGGGCGTCGATAGCAACGAGCTGAAAGCATTTTGGGCAGATCGACTGGGCGCATTGACGCGCGATGAACTCGCTACCGGCTATCGCATGATGGAGTCGTTGGGCAGACCGCCGACACTGCCGGAATTCATCAAGCTCTGCCGTCCCAATCTCGATCCTGAGGTTGCGTTTTACGAGGCGATAGAGCAAGGGCGTAAGCGTGAGCTGGCAGACCCTGACAACCCGGACGAGTGGTCGCATGCCGCGATCTACTGGGCGTGGGTCAAGGTTGGAGGATTTGCGATTGCCAATCAGGGATACGAGGCGTTGCGCTCGCGCTGGTCGGAAACCCTGCGCAATTGCGCCAATGATCCGGGCCTGCCGGCGGTGCCGAAGAAGGAGCTGGCACTGCCCGCGCCGGGTAAGACCAGATTACAGCCGGAGCGTGCAAGAAAGCTTCTGGCGGATTTGAAAGTAAAAACCATGCCGGCCAGTGTCATTAGCCGGAACACGGATTGGGCGGAATCGATATTGGAGAGGAATCAGCGAGGCGAGATAGTGAGCATCGCGGCATTGGAGATGGCAATGGCCGCGTTAGGCAGGCGGACGTAGTGAACGAATAGCGAATGAACGAGGGCGGAAAGGAAGTTGGGTATGGGGGCAATGTTGGAAGTTGAAGGTCTGGTGTTTGTTGAGGAACCAAAGCGCGTCGCCGCCGCGCGCGTGGAGCATGATGTGCGTGGCCTTGCGCCGATGGGACAGCGCGCGTTTCATGCACGCATGGAGAACTGGCGTCGTGTTGTCACCAGCAAGGCGGGCGCGGGTGCATCGGCATCGGTGTGCGCAACGTGGGCGCGGTGGTACGTTGCGCTGCGCACGTCGGAAGCGCCACCGCAGCAAGACGTGCTGGACGAGAAGTACAAACCGCCGCGCCCGCTTGTGTCGGCTGACGAGCTAGACGGTTGGCTGGTGGAGGAGGCATATCGCAAACTGTCTGATTTCAATGACCGTATGGCGCTCAAGTGCCGTCACATCTATGGCTTCGATGAAGCGCGCACGCGCACGAAATTGAATGGTGTTCGTGGTTCGCATGTGCGCTTGGTGATTGCGCGTGCAGAAAAAAATTTACAAACCATCTTGAAAAAGCTTGACGATCAAAATATGATTCGACCTACAACTTGTCTGCCGGGGTGTCCCGAGCCTACAGCCGCAACGGCGTCTCCTTGATGGAGGCGCGCGTGCGTCTGTAGCGTAACAAGTAGCCAAAGGCCCGCCAACCAGCGGGCCTTTTTCATTTCTACGGTCGTGCATACGTCTGCACAAAATCGGAGGCGACGATGCCCATCTCAGCGCCGCGTCCTTGTTCCTTTCCGACTTGCTCAGTGCTGGTGCGTGACGGCAGTGGCCGATGCGCTAAGCATCCTCGCGAGCAGTGGCAGCGAGCGAAGCCAACCAAGCGCATCACTGGACGGCGATTGCAGGCGATGCGTGCAGCGCTGTTTGCTCGTGAACCGTTGTGCGCTGAATGCACAAGGCAGGGACGAGTAACGCCAGCAACGCAGCGCGATCACATCATACCGCTGGCAGAAGGCGGCGTAGATGACGAGACGAACGAGCAGGGCTTGTGTGAGCCATGCCACGATGAAAAGTCAGCGCGTGAAGCAGTGCGTGGACGACGCAGGGCGTAGCTGCTGACCGGTTGCCTGCGGCATCGGTCGAACAGTTCGAGGGGGAGGGCGGGTCGAAAGTCGGGGCCGAATTTCCCGGAAACCGACTGGTTCCCTGAATTTTTTCGCGGAGTGAAAACTACCCCCTAGGGGTTTCACCCTTTCCGGCATTACACCCCATCCCAACAACAACTTCCGGCAGTCGCGGTGGAGTTTCGATCATGGATATCAAAAATCAATTCGGCACGGCGCTGCCGGCGGTCGGTGCCAGCGCCGTGACTGCGGTCGGTGCGCTGTCGTCGCCCGCGCCGCCGCCAGCAATTGGGCTGACCAGTCCAGAACAACAAGTCTACGACTACATCTGCGAATCACTGCGCAGCGCCGGCATCGAACACATGACGGCGGGAATGCCGATTGCCGTCATCGTGCGTACGTTCATCGACTGGATGCGGGCGCGGGAGGAATGCGAAGAGAAGGGCCGCGTACAAATTTCTAAAACGGGTTGGGCGACGCCCACGCCGTGGGCAGATGACGAAAAGCGTTTGAAGATGGAGTTGGGACAATGGTTGCCGAAAGCGTGTCTGACAATTCCATCCCTCGCGCGGGTCCGAAAGGACACCGGGCCGCAGGGGCAGCAAGACGATCTATTCGCAAGCCTCGTAAATCACGGCATAAGCTCTCCCCGAAAAAACTCGCCGCACTGACGCCTGACGTCCTGCACGAGTGGGACACGGCCTACGGGTTGCCGGTTTTGCGCGGTGAGGTGACAGTTGGCCGGTACGTATTCCTCGCCGTGCAGCGGCACTATCAAGACCTGATCGACGGCGCATATCGCGGCCTGTACTACTCGCCCGAGCATAGTCGCCACATCATCGACTACATCCAGCGCTTCTTTGTCCACATCAAGGGGCCGCTGGCGGGCAAGCCGATCTTGCTCGACCCTTGGCAGCGCTTCTGGACGGCGGTGCTGTATGGCTGGCGTCGCGCCAGCGATGGCGGTCGCCGGTTCAGTCGCGCATACGAAGAGGTCGCGCGCAAGAACGGCAAGAGCACTTGGAAGGGGCCGCAGGGAGCCTACTTGTTCTCGATGGATGGCGAGGCTGGCGCGGAGGTGTACGCGGTTGCCACAACACGCAATCAGGCGATGACGGTTTTTAAGCCTGCCTTCGACAACATCCGGCGCTGGGCCAAGCGCTCGCCGGGTGTCGCCCGGTCCTTCAAGATCTACGCGGGCCTCAATCATGAAAAGGTCGAGCTAGACGATAACTCGGTGTTCATGCCATTGCCGGCGAATGCAGAAAATCTCGACGGTTTAAATCCATCGGCCATCCTGTTTGACGAGCTGCACGCGCAGAAGCACCGGGACGTGTGGGACGTGATGGAGTCGGCACTGGGCGCGCGGAGCCAACCGCTGCTCTCGGCCATCACTACGGCGGGCTTCATCCTCGACGGCATCTGTACCGAGCTCCGTGATTACCTGATCTCGGTTCTGGAGGGGCGACGCAAAGACGATTCGTTCTTCGGCTACGCCTACACGCTGGACGAGGGCGATGATCCTTTCGATGAATCGAACTGGCCCAAGGCCAATCCCGGCTTGGGCTTGTCTAAGACGGTTGAGTACATGCGGGCGCAGGCACGCAAAGCTGCCGCCTTGCCGGGCGCGCGCGTGAACTTCTTCACGAAGGATTTGAATATTTGGTGCAACAGCGCCGACGGCTGGTTTGATATGGCAGCTTGGGATGCCGGCAAACGCAAGTTCGATCCGGCGGTTCTCAAGGGCCGTCGCTGCTATGGCGGTCTTGATCTTGCATCCACGCGCGACCTGACCGCCTTCACTCTAGTGTTCCCGCCGGATGAAGAGGGCGAGGATTGGTATGTGCTGGTGTGGTTCTGGTGTCCGCAGGACAAGGTAACGACGCAGTCGGCAGATGACGCCGCGCCTTACGAGGCATGGGTTCGCGCCGGCTGGCTCACCGCTACAGAGGGCAACGTCACTGACTACGGGCCGGTGCGCGACAAGATCCTGCAAGCCATGCGCGAGTTCGAAATTGTTGAAATCGGCTTTGACCGCTGGAACGCGTTGCAGCTCGCCAATGAACTCATGGCGCAAGGCGTGCCATTGGTCGAGGTGCCACAGAACACGGGCGGCATGTACCCCGGCAGCAAATTGCTGGAAGAGCTCGTGTACGGCAAGCGACTCCAGCACGGCGGCAATCCAGTCTTGCGCTGGTGCGCCAGTAACACGGCTCTCCTGTTCGACACGAACGGGAACTATCGGCCAGACAAAAAGAAGTCGAATGCCAACGGTCGAATCGACGGCGTTGTAGCAACCGTAATGGCCTTGAGCCGGGTAGCTGCTGCCAACGATCTAGAAGGCCAGTTCGATGACTTCATCAACGGATCAATCAGCACATGATGAAATTTTTTACCTCACTGCGGTCGTACATCGGTCGCGCGGGTGCGACTGCTGCGACAACCGGCGTGCAAGACGGCCTGCCGGGTAGCTCGCTGATTGACGAGACGCGGCAGCTCGGCGTTGACGGTGCGCTGCAACTGAGCACGGTATGGGCCTGCGTGGACCGCCGTGCGACGACAATCGCCAGTTTGCCGTGCTTCGTCTACAAGCAAGTATCGGGCGAGAAAACGCTGGCGCGTACGGATCGGCTGTACACGATCCTGCACGACCAGCCGAACTCGCGGATGACCCCGTTTGAATTCTGGCGCGCAATGATGATGTGGTACGACATGCGTGGCAATGCCTATGCACGCATTGACCGCGATAGCAAGGGCGAGGCCTTGGCCCTGTGGCCCATGCCAAGCGATCAGGTCGAGCCCATCGTGTTAGAGAGTGGCTCGATGGTGTACCGCTATCGGATCGGAAACGATATTGCCGTACTGGCCGCAGAGAACGTGCTGCATCTAAAGGGCTTGGGCAACGGCACTATCGGCCTGTCCAAACTGGAGTTCATGGCAGCGACCATCGACGGCGCTGCCAAAACCCAAAACGACGCTCACAAGATGTTCGGCGCTGGCGGCAAGCCTTCGGGCGTGCTGATGCTCGACAAGGTGCTCAACAAGGAACAGCGCGAAGCGGTCAAGCGCAACTTCGCCGACCTTGGCGAAGGCAGCACGAATCGCCTGCATGTGCTGGAAGCGAACATGAAGTACGAGCAGGTATCGATGACGCCGGCTGAACGTCAACTGCTAGAAACGCGCCGCTTCGACGTAGAAGAGATTTGCCGCTGGTTCGACGTTCCGCCTGTGCTGGTGCATCACGCCAATGTGACGGCGTGGGGCTCGGGCATTGAGCAGATCCGCGAAGGCTGGTGCGTGTTCTCGATCATGCCGATGATCGTCAGCATCGCACAGGCGATTCGCAAGTGCGTGCTGACGCCGCGCCAGCGCGCCACGATGGTAGTCGAATTCTCAATGGATGCCTTCTTACGGGCCACGCCTAAAGACCGCGCGGAAATCTATGCCAAGCATGTGCAGAACGGTATCCAGTCACGCTCGGAAGTGCGCCAACTGGAAGGCTTGCCATACCGGGCCGAGGCCGATGTGCTCACGGCCCAATCTAACTTAGTGCCATTGGCAATGCTCGGCAAGGTCAAGGCCTCCGGTGGCGATGGAAGTGCAATCGCACAGTAAGGATATGAAATGCTGATTAAAAAACTGCTCAAGCTGCAAGACGTGTCGCTCAAGATGCAAGGCGACAGCGGCGTATTCGCCGGCTATGCGTCGGTGTGGGGTGGCGTCGATACCTATGGCGACACCATCTTAAAAGGCGCGTTTGCGGAAACGCTGCGCGTCACCAAACCCAAAATGTTCTACAACCATGAGTGGCGCATGCCCATTGGCAAATACACGCTGCTCAAGGAAGACGATCACGGCCTGTACGTTGAAGGCGAATTGACGCCGGGGCTGGCGCTGGCGTCGGACGTGCGTGCGGCCATGCTGCACGAGACGCTCGACGGCCTATCCATCGGTGGCTTCGTAAAACGTGGCGACTACGAAGAAACCGAAACGGGCCGAATCATCCGCAAGTGGACGAGCCTGATGGAAATCTCGCCGGTCGTCTTTCCCGCCGACTTTAACGCCCGCATCGATATGGAATCGGTCAAGAGCGAAGATTTTGAGGATGAGCTGGCGCAGTGCCAAACCGAACGTGATTTTGAACGGCTCCTGCGGGATGCAGGTTTAAGCCGTAAGGGGGCGTTGGCGGTTGCCTCCCGCGCAAAACAGGTCTTTGCGGTGCGAGATGCACCTCAAGGTGCAATGGATGCGAAAACCGCCGATCTCGTTTTGCAGCGCCTTCAATGCTTGGCGCAATAGTAATCCCAACAATGAAACCACACGCCGCCTTCGGGCGGCTTTTTTATTTTTAGAGAGGTAATTGATGAGCGAACAGATTATGAAGGCGTTGGACAACATCGAGTCGAAAATGTCGGCTATGTCCGATAAGGCTACGGCGGAAATCAAGGAACACGGCAAGGTGTTGGCCGATACTAAGAGCGCGCTGGAAAATCTCGGCGTTGAACAACGTACGCTGGCCGACCGCCTGCTGCAACTGGAGCAGAAGGGCAGCGCACAGAAGGACGACGACAAGCCGGCAGATGAAAGCGTGGGCGAGCTGTTCACTAAGCACGCCGGCTATGAAAACTTCCAGAAAGCAGATGGCCGTGTGAAAACCCGCGTGGAGGTGAAGAACACCGTCACCAACGCCGTGGCGAACACCTTCTCCGACCGCCGCCCGAGCATCATCGAAGGCGCATTCCGCGTGTTCACGCTGGAAGACTTGATGACGCGTCTGCCGACCACGTCCAATGCTATCGACTACGTGAAAGAAAATGTCTTCACGAATGCGGCGGCGGAAGCGGCGGAAGGCGTTGCGCGCGGCCAATCGTCGATCACGTTTGTACCGGGCCAGATGCCGGTATCGACCATTAGCCACTGGATCAAGATTTCGCGTCAACTGGCGATGGACAATGCGGCGATGGCCGCCTACATCAATCGCCGCATGGTCTATGGCGTGGATCTGAAAGCAGAAAACCAGATCGTCGCCGGAACTGGCGTAGGTCAAATCTCCGGCCTGACTGCCGCTGGCAATTACGTTGCACACGGCTACACCGCTGCGCTGCTGACTGCTGCCGGCTTGGCAAACAACCGCTTCGACTTGATCGGCAAGATGATTGGCGACTGTGCGGCAGCAGATGCGCCGGCAGAAGTCATCATCCTGAACACCGTTGACTGGTGGACGCTGCGCTTGGCGAAGGATTCGACTGGCCGCTACATCTTGGGCGATCCGGGCGTGAACATCGTGCCGATGCTGTTCGGCCTGCCTGTCGTTGCATGCAACGCCATGACCACCGGCAAGGTATGGGTTGGCCCACTGAGCCAAGCTGTAACGCTGTGGGTGAACGGCACGATGGCGCTGGATCTGTCCGACTCGGACGGCGACAACTTCACCAGCGGCCTCGTCACTGTGCGCGCCGAGCGCCGCGCCGCAGTCACCGTCGATAAGCCATTCGCCTGCCGCTACGGCGACTTGGTCGTCGCCTAATACAACCGGGCCGGACCATCCGGCCCATTTGTGCAGACGTCTGCACAGGAGAATAAATTGAGTCAAGTTCAAGTAAAGATGCTGCTGACCTCGATCACGGCGCAATACGGCACGCTGAACCAAGGCGATACGCTGCGCACTTCCCCGGAATTCGCCAAGCACTTGGTCGAGGATTGCGGTGCCGCGAAGTACGTCGAGGCTGAGCAGGCACAAGCGCCTGTGACCTTGTTGGCCGACGTGCCGGCCGAGCTGGTCGTCAAGCCGAAAGCTCCGTCGCGCAAAACGGCGAAGCCGGAGGCATCGACTGCACCGGCTGGCAGCGATGAACAAGCCCCGGCAGATAGCGGTACGTCGGCAGATGGTGGCGGCGCGGAGTCCGTCGAATCGACTGGCATCGCCGCTGCAACCGGCGACGACGCTACCCAGCAATGAGCTTTCGGCGCATAAGCGAGCCTGTCTGCTTGCCGGTCGAACTCGCTGCCGCGAAAGCCAATTTGCGTATCGATGGCGACGACTTGGATGCAGTCGTGACCTTGTGGATTGAAGGCATCACGGAATCACTCGAACACGAGATCGGGCAATGCCTCATGACGCAGGCGTGGTGTGGAGCGTTCTCGGGATTCAAGGATGGCTTGCCGTTGCCGCACCCAGCGACCAACGTCACGAAAATCGAATACGTCGATCAGAACGGCGATCTCTGCGAGCTGGACCCGGCGGCAGTGAAAATTGTGCAGAAGCGCTACAGCAGCAGCTTGCATGTGGTCGCGCCGGGTAGTTGGCCGTTGGCCGGCTGCGGTGAAGATTCAGTGAGTATCACGGTCGAATGCGGTTATGGCGGTGAACCTAAATTCACGCCGCGCAACGTCCAGCTCTACATCCTCGCCAAGCTAGTCGATCAGTTCGACCCGGCGACGCAAAGCGAGAAGAAGACGCCGCAATCGGTCTACATCGACCGCCTGCTAGATGCCTGCCGGAGTTACTAATGGCCGCATTTTCCATGACGCTAAACCGGCGTATCAAGATTATGAAGCAGGGCGGCAGTGACGAGCTGGGGCAAGTCGATCCGAATGCCTTCGTGGAGTTACGGCCAGCGTGGGCAAGTATCCGCAACATGACCGGCGCGGAAGCGATTCGTGCCGGCGCAATGTCCGACAAGGTGCATTGCTCGGTGCGCTTGCGCTACTGCACTGACGTGATGATCGGGATGCGCGTTGAACAGGCTGGCAGCGCGTACGTTGTTCGGGCCGTGCTGCCGGATGAGGCGCAACGCCGCCACGTTGATCTCGTGTGCGAGGTAATGCGATGAGCTTTGGATTTCGACTCGATGCAACGGCGCTCGATGCAATGTTGGATGGCCTTGAAGATGATTTGACGGCAGCAGCGCGGCCAGCAGCACAGGCGGCAGCGCAGATCTTGTATGACCAAGCGAAGCGCAATGTGGCGGCGCTCGGGCAGATCACAGGCAATCTGGCTCGTTCTATCTATCAGGTGTACTCGCAGGACCAAAGTGCCGATGGCCGCGCCGTGTATCACGTTAGCTGGAATGCACGCAAAGCGCCGCATGGTGGCCTCGTTGAGTTCGGCTATGTCCAGCGCTACGCAACCTACATCGGCAAGAACGGCAATTGGTACACCGCCGTACGTGCGGAGATGCGCGGCAAGCCTCCGCCTTCGCGCCGTGCCTCTCAGGCCGTGAAGGATGCGTATTACGTCACTCTGCCACAGCCGAAACAGGTTTCGGCCAAGTCGTTCATGCGCGCGGCGGCGATCAAGCTGCCCGAGGCGAAAAGCGCGGCGGAAGCTGAGATTCTACGGAGGCTGTCGTGACACTCGAAGCTTATTTGACTGCGCTGCTCAAGCAAGCATGCGCGCAGACGTTCCCTGACTTTGCGCCGCCGGGGACCGCGCTGCCATACATCACGTATCAACAAATCTACGGCGAAGCGATTCGCTATTTAGGAAGGGAGGTGCCAACGAAGGAAAACGCGGTCATGCAAATCAATGTGTGGTCCGCGTCGAGAAAGGAAGCCAAGGCGCTGATTCTTCGCGTCGAGGAGCTGCTTATCTTGGCGACGGAGTTTCAAGCGTCGCCGCAGGCGGCAAGCGTCTCCGACTTCGAGGCCGGGTTGCCTGCCTATTGTAGTCGGCAGGATTTCAGCATATGGGCTGATCGATAGCCCCATCAACAAGTAACACCACACCAAGCCGCCGGAAGCGATTCCGGCGGCTTTTTTTTCGTCCCTATTGGACGCTCTACTTATGCCCGCGCGGGCAAGAAAGGTAATACACACATGGCAGCACGTCTCCCTGACGGCGCTATCGTCACCATTGGCACCGCCTTCGGTGCTCCTAAGGCGATTACCGGCATTACTAACGCCACCCCCGGCGTAGTGGCATCCAATGCCCACGGCTTCCAGAACAACGATTTGCTGATTATGTCGTCGGGCTGGTCGAACCTGAATAACCGTGTCGTACGCGCCGCTGGCGTGGCGGCAAATGCGTACAACCTCGACCAGATCGACACCACGCTAACTACCTTGTATCCGGCTGGCTCGGGTGTCGGCAATGCAACGCCAATCACGGCATGGACGCAGATCTCGCAGATCATGGATTTCCAAACCCAAGGTGGCGATCAGCAGTTCACCAGCGTGTCGTACATGGAGCAGAACTTCGAGATCCAGTTGCCCACGGTCGTCAGCGCCATGAGCATCAACATCAGCATTGCGGATGATCCAACGCTGGCCGGCTACCAAGCCCTCAAGGCGGCATCGGATGCGCGCGCGGTTCGTCCACTGCGCTTGCAACTGCCTGACGGTTCGTTCCTGCTGTACTACGGCATGGTGTCTTTCAACGAAACGCCGACCCTTGGCAAAGGCCAAGTCATGCAGGTGAAGGCGACCTTCTCGCTGCAAGGCAAACCGGTGCGCTACGCATCGTAATTTCCCATCCATCGCAACACTTCCGGCCGACTGTTCGGCCGGCTCTTTACTTACATCTATAGAGGCAACACATGGCAAAAATCGTACTGGGTCAACGTCCTGAAAAATTCTCGCGCGCAGTCAAGTTCGCGCTGCTCGACAACAGCACCGCGTGGATCAACGTGGATTTCAAATACCGCACTCGCTCTGAATACGGCGCATTCGTCGATACGTCGGTGGAGCGCTCGAAGAAAGCTGCGGCAGACGCCTTGAAGCAGGCCATTGAAGCAGCCGAACTGGCAGCAAGTGCCGGCGCCGATGATGCCAGCTACATCGAAAAGCTGCCGGGCATGAAAGACGTGCTGGACAAGTCGAGCGCCGAGAACGTGGAATTCCTGCTGGAAGTTGTGACCGGCTGGAATCTGGACGCATCGCTGGGCCGCGATTCGATTGTGCAATTGGTCGATGAATACCCACAGGCTGCGCTCGCGATCATCGACACCTACCGCTTGGCCTGCACCGAAGGCCGTCAGGGAAACTAAAAGCCATCGCGCGGGCGATGTACGAACGGCTGCCCGATAGCGACAAGCCGGACGCATTCGGATTGACGCGAGCCGACTTCGAGCGCGTCGCCGTCGAGGTATGGCCCGAACACTGGCGCGCATACGAACTGTTCTGCGATGTGCAGACGCAGTGGCGAACTGGCGCGGGCGGGCCGACAGGCCTTGACTACAACGTGCTGTATCGACGACTAGACCGCGTGCAAGCGCGCTACGGCCTTTCCGACGACGAGCGCGATGGGCTTGAGGACGACGTCCGCGCGATGGAATACGAAGCATTGGCAGCGATGCACGAGAAGAACGAATAGGAGGTTCAATGTCCGATGAGCGCAAGATTCAATTAGCAGTCGAAGTTGATGCCACTGCTGCGCGACCGGGACTGGCCGAGCTACGACAAGAGGTTCAGACTACCGCTGCGTCGGTGGCGCGCGCGGGCGAGCAGGCGAGCGCTGCTATGGACGGCATTGGCGACGCGGCGGCTGGTTCGTCGCGCAAGGTGGAAGCAGCCGAGCGCAACCTGATCGGCTCGATCCAGCGTGCGACAGCCGCAGCGCAAGCCGGTAGTCGTTCCGGCAGCGCTTTTTACGAGTCATTGGCGACTCAGCGCGGCGTTGACCCGCGTGCGCTTGAACCGTATCTGGCGCAGTTGCGTGCAGTCGAGGCCGCGCAGTCTGCGGCAAACAATGCCCTGAACGGCTCGCGCGCGTCGTTCGGCGGCGTCACCACGTCCGCTGCGCAGACGGCGGCAGCGCTGCGCGGTGTGCCGGCGCAGTTCACCGATATCGTCACCAGCATCCAAGGTGGGCAAGCGCCACTAACTGTATTCCTTCAGCAAGGCGGGCAGTTGCGCGACACGTTCGGCAGTGCCGGCGCTGCCGCGCGCGGCTTGGGTGGTTATGTCGTCAGTTTGATGACGCCCCTTAATCTGGTCGCTGCTGCCGTCATTGGCTTGGCGGTTGCACACCACGCGGGTGCGGCAGAAGCCGAAGCCTACGGGCGCTCGTTGGCATTGACCAACAATGCAGTTGGCAGCTCCGTCGATCAAATGTCGGATGCCGCACGTAACATCGGCAAGATGACCGGCTCGCAGCGCGAGGCTGCCGGCGTGCTGGCGGAGCTGGCCGGCGCGGGCCAAGTTGCTGGCGACCGTCTCCAGTGGTACGGCAAGGTCGCTGTAGAGATGCAGCGCGACGTGGGCCGTGCGGCAAAGGAAACGATCAGCGACTTTACGGAGCTGGGCCAGTCGCCGGTTGCGGCGTTGGAAAAGATCAACGACAAGTACCACGTCGTTACTGCCGCCATCTATGAGCAGGTCAAGGCGTTGGAAGATCAGGGCAAGCACAGCGAGGCCGCGAAGGTCGCGCAAGACGCTTATGCCAATGCTATGGAAGCACAGCATGATCGTGTGCTCAGTACCTTGTCGGACTGGGAAAACGGTTGGTTGCGTATCAAGAAAGCTGCATCCGGCGCGCTCGATTCCGCTATTGATCTCGCGATGGGGCGCGAGGCAACGAACTCTGAAAAGATCAATTCGTTGCTGCGTGAGCGCGAGTTGATCGAGAAACGCATCGCCAAGGCTGCGCCAAAGGGCGACGCCCGCCTCGATGCGGAGCTCCAGTTTGAGCTCGAACAAAACAAGGCACGCATCAACGCGCTGCGCGATAAGACGGATGCAACCAAGGCTGCTGCTAAGGCTGATGCCGAGGCGGCTGAGGTTAATTCGGCGCGGATGAAATGGGACAAAGACAGCGATCAATACCTGTCGCGTAATGCGCAGCTTGAGCGCGACATTGCCAAGGCGCGCAACGAAGGCGCGGCGGCGCAACTGTCCGCTGGCGAGATTGAGAAGCGTATCGGCTTGGTCCGTCAGAAGTATTCGGACATTTTCAACAATCAGATCGAATCGCAGATTGCCGCGCTCAAGCGTCGCAATGCGGTTGAAGAAGAGGTGGCCGGTCGTGCCGGCGCGGCGCTCGCCTCGGCCCACACTTCCGGGCAGGTCAACGAGGAAGATTACGTCAAAGGTACAGCGCAGATCGATCAAGCTGCGATTGCGCGCCAACGTGCAGGCGTGGAGGATGAATTGCGCCTGGCCATGCGCAAGCAGAATAGCCTCAAGGAGCAGGCCGATTTGCGTGGGCAATTGGCGCTGCTCGATGAGAAATCCACTTCCCGCCAGCTCGTGCTTGAAAACCAGCTCTACGAGTTGGAAGTGCGCAAGTCGCGTCAAGCTGCTGACAACTACGCCAACGCGGTTGAGGCGGCGGCAGGCGATACGCGTAGCCTTCAACAGCAAGTGCAGGCGCAGCGTGACTCCAATGCTCAGATCGGCTTGTCTGCGTCTGCCTTGGCCGAGCTCGAAGCTGTGCGTCTTGAAGCGCTGGCTACCCGCAAGGAGGAGAACGCCGATCTCGCGGAAGGACTGGATCTCAGTGGCCGTATGTCCGAAGAGTACCTCGCGCAGGCGGCGGCACTTCGGGAACTGGCTGATGTCAAGCGCGAGGGGGCTGCAAAGCAGGTTGTTGTCAAGCAAGCAGAGGACGCCGCGCAGGCGTGGAAACGCGCTTCTCAGGAAATCAGCAGCAGCTTGACCGATGCCTTAATGCGCGGCTTCGAAGGGGGTAAGAGCTTTGCGGTCAATCTGCGCGATACCGTCGTCAATATGTTTAAGACGATGGTGCTCAAGCCAACGATCATGGCCGCTTTGGGCGGTTCCTCGTCTACCGGTATTGGTGGGGGAGGGGGAGTCGGTGCTGCCGGCGACTGGCTCAGTGCGGGAAAGATGCTCTATTCAGGCTTCTCTACTGGCATTAGTAGCAGCCTAGGCACTGCCGTTACGCAGCTCGGCAATCTGTTCGGATCACAGGCAGTTTCGTCGTTTGGTGCCGGAATGGGGCTGACCACTTCGCAGGCTGCGACTGCGTCGAGTGCATACGCTGCCGCTGGGAATTCGACTGCTGCAACTGGCTTAACGGCTGGTGCAAGTGCCGCGAGGGCGATTCCTATTGTCGGTTGGATCATTGCGGGCATGCAGGCTGCTAATGGCTTCATGAAGCAGGGATTTGAGCCGGACAACGGGACGCTCAACCCAATTGGAAAGGCCATCGGCGCACCAACAAATTTTGAGTACAAGTCGTTGCAGTGGCTTGGCATGAATAAAACGCTTGCCAATATCCTCTCGGGCGCAAGCATCAATACCAAGCTCTTTGGTCGCGCGAGTCCAAAGGTGGAGAGCAGCGGCATTGAAGGCGCGGTGAGTGCATCTGGCTTTGCCGGGAATGCTTACGCCAACATTCTGGAAAAAGGGGGGATTTTCAGAAGTGATAAGCGCTATGTCAAAACGGCGGATCTCAGCGCGGATCAAGATGCGAGCTTAGACGATGTCGTGCATGCGCTGATGGATAGCGTAAAAGGGTTCGCTTCCACTCTTGGGCTTCAGACCTCGGCCATTGATGGCTACAACAAGCAGATCAAATTGCAGTTGGGGGCCGATGAGGCGCAGAACGACGAGGCGATTGCCAAGTTGTTCGGCGGTATCGGTGACGAGATTTCGACCTTATTGCTGCCGTCCATTGGCGAGTTCAAAAAAGGTAAAGAGACCTCGACCGAAACGCTGCAACGCATTGCTGGCGATTTCAGTGTTGTTGACAATGTCATCGCTGCATTGGGCAAGGATTCTGTGTCCGCGTTCCATGCAGTTGGTGTGGCATCGCTAGCTGCGCGTGAGCGCTTGATTGATTTTGCTGGTGGCGCTGATGCACTCAGCCAATCGACTGCGTTCTTTGTTCAGAACTTCTTGTCCAAGGCTGACCAGCTTGCGCCTATCGCGAAGCAGGTGGAAACCCAACTTGCGGCAATGGGACTGGCGGGAGTCAGTACCCGCGACCAGTTTGCAGCGGTCGTTCGTGGTCTGGACCTTTCCACTGAAGCTGGGGCCAAGCAGTATGTCCAGCTGATGGCCTTGGCTCCGGCGTTCGCGCAAGTACACGAAGCGATGCAAGACGTGGGTGAAGCGCTCGCGGAAGCGCAGTTGAAGGCGCAGCAAGTTGCTGCCGCGCTGCTCTCCGATGTGGACAATTCGTTCTCTGTTTTGCAGAACGTGGTGGACCGAGAGAAATCTGCGCGCGCCGAGGCGCATGAGCTGGAGATGGTAGCGATCAATGCCCGCATCGAGGCGGTAAGCGCTTCGATCAGCAAAATCAAATCGCTGTCCGATTCGCTGCACTCGACCCTCGATCAGTTGCGCGCGCCGGGAATGGAGGCGGCAGACCGCCTCTCTGCTCAAGCGCAGATCAAGTCGGCCTTGGTTATTGCCAAAGCCGGTGGACCGCTGCCCGATGCCGATAGCCTGAAAAATGCGCTCGGTATCGCCACGCAGGATGCGTCGAACCAGTTCAGTTCATTCACTGACTACCAGCGTGATTTCTACGCCACGGCCAGCGATATTGCTGCACTGGGCGACGTCACTGACAGCGCGCTCGATGTTCAGCAAGAGCAGCTTGATGTACTGGAAGCGCAACGTGATGTTGCCGAGGCAGCTTACAAGGCGGAGATCGATCGGCTCGATTCTCTCGTTCAATCGGCGCAGTTACAGATCGATGCTGTCAAAGGTGTTGATACCAGCGTGCTCAGTCTTGGGCAGGCGCTGACTGGTTTACAGACGATGATTCTTGCTGCCCAGCAGAACAGCGTCATCGCGGCCAATGCCGCCATCAGCAATGCCTATCAAACCGCATTGGGCCGGGTTCCTGACTCGGCTGGCTTGGCATACTGGCAGCAGCAAGCGCAGTCGGGCGCATCGACGTCGAACATTGTCTCCGCGATCAGTAATTCGACGGAAGCAAAGCTCGTCGGTTTGTATCGGTCGCTGCTTGGCCGCGACCCTGATGCAGCAGGTTTGCAGTGGTGGGTCAATGCGACCGGCAACGGCGCATCGATGGCGCAGATCACAGGCGAAATCCTCAACAGCGACGAGTACAAGAAATTGCACCCGTTTGCTGTTGGGACGAACTATGTGCCAACCGACATGCCCGCGCTGATTCATGCCGGCGAACGGATCATTCCGGCTGCCGACAACCGCGAGTTGATGGCGCGGCTCAACCGCCCGGTTGAGCAGTCTTCCGTTCAGGCTGCGGACTTGCAGGCAATCCGTTCGCTCTTGGAGCAAATCTTTATTTCAAACAGCAGGGCAGCGGACGGCGCCGTAAGGACTGCCGACATCATCGAGCGGGTATCTGCCGGTGGTGGCCCGCTGCTGGTAAGAGTGGAAGGGGGAGTATGACGGCCAAGATAAGTGTTCTTGTGCCTGTTGAAGTTGACAGCAAGGTGCTGACGTCGAGCACCGCTGTCGAAACCTATCAGGACTACGTGGCAACAACCACGTATGCAAAAGGGAACCGGTGTGTTAGTCCAACGACGCACCGGATTTACGAAAGTCTCAAAGATATTAACAAGGGCAACGATCCAACGGATACGGCCAACTTAACCGGCGCTACACCTTGGTGGCTTGACTATGGGCCGGCCAATCGCTGGGCCATGTTCGATACCGATGTGAGCACGGCGACGGTCGCGCCGTCGCCGTTCAGCGTAGTGCTCCGACCGGGTTTTTTCAAGGATCTTTACCTTGGCGGGTTAGACGCCGATGAGATTGATCTTGTCGTGCGCAGTGCTCCCGGCGGCGAAGTGATTCGTGCCACGCATACGGTGTTGGAAGGCTCGAAGCCCGATGACTACGACGACTATTTCTTTAGTCACTTCAAACCACAGATCGATTTTATCGAGCAAGACATTGATACCTACAACGCCGCCGAGATCACGGTGACGCTGACCAAGGCCAGCGGCAACGTGAAGTGCTCGGTAATGGATGTGGGCGACCTTGTCGAGCTCGGTAGGACGCTTAGCGGGGCAAAGGTCACGCCGAAGACGTTCAGCTACATCGAGCAGGACAAGTTCGGCGGCGCGAAGATCACGCGGCGCGGTGCGGCCAATGATCTTGCCGTGTCCGGCGTGCTGGAGCGTAGCGATGCCGGCGCGGTACACCAAGCGCTCTTGAGCGTGCTTGATATGCCGTGCCTTGTCATGGCGAGCCAGCACGTTGATTACAGCCCCTTGCGCTGCTTTGGGCTCATTAGCGGCGGTATCGAGTATCCGAACATTCAAGACAAGTGCATGTTGAACATTAACGTACAGGGTTTAATTAAATGGCAGTAACACAACCTCCCGAAATTACCGCGCCGCCGGTCGCGCCACAGCGCAAAGACCGCAATACCTTTGCCGACCGGGTAGACGCTTTTCTGACGTGGATGATTGCAGCGGTAGCGCAATTTATGGCACTGGCTGCAAACGTCTGGGCCAACGCGACCGAGGCTTACAACGCCTCGTTGCAGGCGGTCGCATCGGCGACTATCGCATCGGCTGCTGCGAACACGGCGACGCTGACGGCCAACGCATTGCCGTTCAACGCTGCGACGAACTACACGCAGGGGCAGTCGGCCATCTCGTTGCAGAATTTCGTGGTGTATCGGCGCAAGTCTGCCGGCAGCTCGGCAACCGATCCCGCCGCCGATGCTGCGAACTGGCAGCGCGCGCTCGCCGAGCCGTTTGGCGCGGTCGATGCGCTAAGCATTACTGGCGATACAGCACTGACGCTCACTGCGCGAAACGTTCTGCGCGTGTCGTCCACCATGAAGAATTCTTCACTGCGCTTGCCGGCGGCGAACACTATCGTCAATGGCAATGGCACCTACATGGTGAAGAACGTCGGCGCGTTTGCGTTGCCGGTGCGCGACAGTAGTGGAGTGCTTTTGGCAGTGCTTCCGGGCGGTGGTGGCTGCGGCGTCTTTGCCTGCGAAGATTTCTCGACGGCCTCAGGCCTGTGGTTAGTCATTGCTCCCGAAAACATCGGTTCGATTGCAACCGGCGGTGCAACGATCTGGGCTACGTCGGCATGTATTTGGATCGGCGTTTCCGCCATTCCCGGCGCAATCGACAAGGCGTTGATCTGCTGGGCCGGTGGTGGCTATATGTACGCGGCCATTGCAACGCGTAGCGCTGCCGGCAGTGTGTCCATCGGCGGCGTTGCGACGATTGGTGCTTGCGATCTTGCATCCGGCGCGATGTGCATTGCACTATCGTCCACGGCGGGCTTTGTCACTCTACCTTACAGCGCTGGGCCATCTCATACGCTGTATGCGCTGGCATTGAATGTGGCGACCAATGCCGTAAGTACGGCAGGCTCGAAGGCGCTCTACGGTAACTACGGCCTCCCCAACGGGGCGTTTGATCCGCAAGTGCAGGCAATTGATGCGGCGCGCGCAGCATGGGTGTATTCCTCTTCGACGGCATTGGCGTTGATCGTTGCGCAGCACAACGGCGCGGCAGCTCCAACGTTTTCGGAAACTTCCTTGGCGGCGACGCTGAGTAACTACCCTTCGATCTGTCTTGCCCATGTAGGTGGCGGGAATCTGCTGCTGGCCGGCAGCAGCGGGGCAACACTGTACTCGACAACGGGTGTGGCGACAGCGAGCCTTGGCACGCGTAGCTGGACCGGGCAATCGGTCATGGAAGGCAATAGCAACGCGGCAGGTTCGCGGATGTTCTCGCAGGGCGGCAACCGTGCAGCCGTGGTGACTGGCGGTGCAGCCAATGGCGTACGTGAGCGCACATTTACGCTCGCCAGCTCGGGCGCAGCGCCGAGCTTGCCGTCCGGTCATCGTCACTTTCCGTCCGGTACGAGCTCGAACGGCGTCGCCAACTTTACCGGCGCGCTGATCGGTTCGACGTACTGCACGATTGGTATGACAACTGGCGGACGTGCCAATGGCCTGCGGCTTATGCGCTACGCCAACGATGCGCTGTATGAGTTCGCCTATGGCTGGCCGGACGATATGCCGATTACCGGCTCGGCCGGCTTGAGCTGGAGCGCCGCAGGCGTGAACGGGCAAAACGCGATTGCCGTGTCGCTCGACTTTTCCAACTATCCACAAGTTGCAGCGCTGGAGGTCTGCAAAGCATGAAAACTATTATCGTTTTGGATGGCATCGCCTTGTTGGCGGCTGACGCGGTGACGCTGTTCCCCGATCACGCCATCATCAATGCGACGACGTTTGACGAGGCAGGCCTGCCGCTAGACGGCCAGCGCTTCCAGTGCTTCAACGACACGATGCAGGCGATCAGCGTCGATGAGCTGCCCGATCCTTGGGTAGCTGGCGCGTATCGCTTTGCGGACGGCCAGCTCGTTCTCGATGCCGATCTGCCGGCGTGGCGCGGCTACTTAGCCGAGCTCGATGACGCAAAGCAGAAGATGAATGCGCGCATCAACGGCTGGCGCGCCGACGCCAACGGGACGACGTTCCCCTACAACGGCAAGCATGTGCAGTGTGACTTGACCAGCACCATTGATCTGATGGGAACCGCCAATCAAGTTGCGCTGCACGGCACCTTCCCGCCGAATTTTCCGGGCGCGTGGAAGGCGTATGACAACACGTACATTCCGCTGCCAACGGTCGAGGATTTCAAGGCGCTCTATGAGGCGTTTACGCAGCGCGGCTCGCTTAATTTCCTGCATGCGCAGGAATTGAAATCGCGCGTTGCTGCGGCGCTGACGCTGGCGCAGCTCGACGCCATTGAATGGTAGGGGTGCCGATGATCTTGAAAACTCAGCCGGCGGGCTTCCATGCCGCGTTTTATAAGGGCACCCGTCCGGGCTTCGCCGGCATCTACAGCCGTGTGGTGCGTGGCTGGGAAGGCGGTTCATATAGCCATTGCGAGCTGGTGTTCAGTGATGGCCGTTCGGCGTCAGCTTCGTTCATCGATGGTGGCGTGCGCTTCAAGGTTATCGAGTATGACCCTGCGAGCTGGGACTACGTGACGCTGCCGGTGGAGCTGGAAGCTACGGCGCGTGAGTGGTTCGTGAGTCACGAGGGCGAGGCGTACGACATTATGGGCAACGTACATTTTGTTATCGGCTTCGTCCCCGAGTCGCGTCGTAAGAAGTTCTGCTCCGAGGCGCTCGCCGCTTCGCTTGGCATCCCTGACGCTTGGCGCTTCGGTCCCAACGCGCTGGCCGCTGTCCTGCAATACGTGGTAGCCACGCCGGATGCGTTGCTGCTGGCTGCGCCTGTTTAGGCGCTGCGAGAGTCAGCCCGCCGCAACGGTGGGCATCGTTTCCGGCCTCTGTGGCCGATCAACTTGAACCCGCTTCGGCGGGTTTTTTATTTCTATTCCCGAATGACAATCTCGCACGAAGCAATCTCTTCTGTGGGGGCGAAAATCGTCCCTGTTACTCCGCCTGCGGTTGTGGTGGGTCTTAACGTCGCCGGCATCACATTGCCCGACATAGTGCAAATGCTGTCCATCTTCTGGTTGGCGCTCCTCATTTTCGACAAGCTCTGGTTGCTGGTTCTGCGCTGGAAGAAAGGGAAGGCCGACGATGAACCAACTTAATCGAAGCGTCGTCATGGTGAGCGCCATGCTGCTGGCCGCGCTCACGCAGCTCGAAGGCACGCGCTATGTACCGTACGAAGATATCGTGAACGTCTGGACGGTCTGCCAAGGCTATGCCGGCAAGGATGTTGTCCGCAACAAGGTGTACACGCCAGCCGAATGCAAGCAGCTTGCCGAGAGCCAGCTCGTCGCGAAGGGCGCGGAGGTACTTCGCTGCTCCAAGGTGCCGATTGCCCAGCATGAATATGATGCCTACACGCTGTTTGCGTACAACGTTGGCACGTCGGCCTTTTGTGGTTCGTCGCTGTTGAAGAAACTCAATCAGGGCGATCACGTCGGCGCATGTAACGGCCTGCTTGCTTGGGACTATGCCGGCGGGAAGAGGGTGGCGGGCTTAACTCGCCGCCGGCAGTTTGAGCGCAGCATTTGCCTTGGCGAGGCGAAGCTGGCCGGTGTCGCTACGCCGCGCCGTAACCCGGATCGAGTTGCCTATGTTTAGCCGCATGAAGGGCGTGGTGCTGCCGACGCCCGCTCGCTGGGCGGCCTGCGCATTGATCGGTGCCGTTCTATTCGGCTTGGGCGAGCTCGACGGTCAGCGTCGCGCTGGTCAAGCGCACATCGATTACGTGACGGCACAGGCGGAGCGCGCCATAGCCATCACTAAGGCACAGGCCAAGGTCGTTGTGCAGACGGAAATTCAATACCGCGACCGGATTAAGACGGTCTACTTGAAAGGAGAAGTAATTGAAAAGCAAGTGCCTGTATACGTCACGGCTGTTGACGATGCTGTTTATGGTGTCAATGCTGGCTTCGTGCGCACATACAACGCCGCTTGGTCAGGTGATGATCCCGGAGCCGCCGCCGAGTTTGACCGAGAACCCGCCGGCATTTCGATCTCTGAAATCGCGGAAGCCGACGCCTTCAACGCAACAGCATGCCGCGCGTGGCGTGAGCAAGCCTTAGCGTGGCGCTCGTTCTATGGTCAGATCAAGTCTGCAACGGACTCGCCGCATTAGTGTGCAGACGTATGCACATGAGAGTTAGGTTTCAAGTGTTAAGTTTTTGCTCGCTGCGGGATTTTTAGTGCGGCGGAGCGTCGGCCATATATATAAATGGATTGCAGCAGATTTTCCGTTACGTCGAGCAAATGCGTAACATCTTGGTAGGTAGGTGCAAATCCGCGATGCATACTGGCGTGTCCTGCTTCCAACACGGGCTCAATTGCCTTTCTCTGAACTTTTGAGATGAAGCCCTTTTCTTGGAAAGCATTGAGGTTGTTGGCGAACGTCTTGTTGTCGCCTGCTTGCTCAATCATTACGTGTTCGAGTAATGCGCGAATTCCAAGTGTCGCCAGACGTAGCGCGCCATTGCTTAATGCGATGTAGATTTCCTTAATGAAGGCGTGCTTCACTGGATTCTCGGCATTGTCGTCGAGGAATATCTCGAATAGCCACTCTGGGGCCTTTCTGGTTGTCTGTGGTGGGTAGTGTCGCTGGTCTTGTGTATGTCCATTATTGAAAATAATAACCATCGTGAATGCTCCGCAGCCAGCACACTTAGCAAACCTTGCTGTTTCCTGAACGTCCTCTCCACAGTCGTTTTCTTCATCATAGTAGTGGTGCATACGCGATTCTTCCGCAATCACTTGATGATTGCGGTAACCGGCACACGTGCTGCAATGAGTTTGGATTTGATTGAACATTGGTGGGCTAGCCTATTTGGTCAGATGGTGGGCGCATACAAGGGCTAGGTGCCGTTTTCGTGCTGGAGCTAGGTTGATCTGGGCGTTCAACGATGACGAGTTGGCCGGGGCGGAAAAGTTCGTGCTGCTCCACCCCGTCAACTGTCCAGAAGCAAAGAATTCCATTGGCTACGCCTTCGCTGAAATGCTCGTCTCCCAAATCAGGGTTCACAACTTCCATGACTGGTGCGTTAGCCAGCCCATCCATTTGTACCAAGTCACCCAATCTCGGGCGTCCATTTTCAAGCGGAATAGTCATAGTAGTCCTAACTGGATAGGTGCTGGTTCGGCTGAAAGCTGTTGTTCCCCTTTGGGCTTTCGCGTTGTAGCCGGAGCTGCCCATGAAGTCATGAGCTCTGCTGGATAATGTCGTAGGAAGCTTCGGGCAAATTCTGTATCGTTGCAAGATAGCCATTCATCCCACTCTCCTTGCGGCACGATCACCAGCGAGCGCTTTTCATCTTCGGGCCTGTGGAAGCGGCGCATAAGCTCGTGGTCGTCAGCATTGATTGTCAACTGTGTAAATGCACACTCCGGGCCATTTGGCCCTGCCCATTCGCGCCAGATACCCGCCACAGCAAACATCGCCTGATCTGCCATTCCGATACTCCAGCGGACGGATTTTCCGGTCTCATAGCACGGTTCATAAAAGGCGGTAAGTGGCACGAGGCAGCGCTGGTGCTTCGCCCAAGAGCCTCGATACATTGGACCTGAACCAACGGTTTCGGATCTGGCATTCATCGTGTCAAACCACTTTGGCTTTGGTACTGCTTCGCCTCGCTCTTGAGCTTTGACTTTCTTTTTCTCGTAGTCCTGCTTTTGGAACTTCATTGGATACATGGCGTAGTTAGCTAAGAGTCCCTCGCGCTTCCCATCTGCCCGACGCCGGACGATGGGGGCCGCATAGTCCTTGTAGGCCTCAGCAGCCCAAAAGCCAGTATCGTGTAGATCGATGATGACGCCCATCACTGCATCTAGCATTTCGGGATCGGGCGGGCGGAAGTTGACGCACATGGCTGAGTCCTTGCGAGTTCGATACTCCATCATAGCGCTTTCTATCACAAGAGATTATACTGTATGCATGTACAGTAAAATTATCCAGCGGAGATGGCTTGGAATCAAGCGTGACAACGTCGAGATTGTGAACGATCCCGGCGTGTATGCTGTTGTCACAATGTCTTACGCAGACGGGCATAGATGCTTGCATGCGCAGAAACATGGCATTACAAATGAGCAAGGCCGGGCGCTGCTGCCATTGTGGGATGCGGTATGTGTGGGAAAGGGGCCATTTGATGAGCTATGGCGTGGTTATCAGCGCGCAAAGCTGCCGCACGGGCTTGGCTTCGCTACCGTGATTCAGGAATGGTATATCGAGCATATTGATATGCGGCCGCCGCCGCTTTGA